CTCCACGCTTGCCATCGGTTCCCTGCTTGCTAGTAGGTCAATCCAAGAGGATGGGACAGTTGCCATCGGCAATGTCGGCACTGTAGGCATAACGTATTCAGTCGCCATTGCAGGAAATGCATCCACGGGTTCTATAGGAACCATCCTAGCTGCTCCGATTGCCACCGGCAATAGTGCAACTGGCTCAGTAGGAACGTTGAGTGCTGAAGTCATATCGTTCCAGGACATTACTGGAGTAGATGGAACTGGCTCAGTTGGCACTGTCGCAAGTGTCATATCAATTGAGATAATTGGGAACAGCGCAACTGGTGCGGTTGGGACAGTCATTGGATTTGGATGGGGCGCTATACCTGACACGTCCGAGACCTGGACTCCGGTATCTGACACCAGTGAAACATGGGTAGATATATCCGATAATGCAACAACATGGCAAGTGGCCGCATAGAGGTAAATTATGGCAGATACGACAACGACCAATCTACTACTTACCAAACCCGAGGTAGGGGCCAGTACTGACACTTGGGGAACCAAGATCAACACCGACCTGGACTCGGTGGATGCAATATTCGCTGCGGCTGGAACCGGAACCAGCGTTGGTTTGAACATTGGCACTGGTAAGACGATCACGCTTGCTGGAACGACTAAGTTTGCTGGGTCTACATCAGGCACTACCACTGTGGTGGCTACAGCAGTTGCTGGCACTACGACTCTTACGCTGCCTGCGGCTACAGATACCCTGGTTGGCAAGGCGACTACCGACACGCTGACCAATAAAACGCTGACAAGTCCAGTATTAACAACTCCTGCCCTTGGAACACCAACATCAGGTACGTTGACTAGCTGCACAGGATTACCGTTGACTACGGGCGTGACGGGCAACCTCCCTGTCACTAACCTTAACAGCGGCACATCTGCTTCTGCAACGACCTTTTGGCGCGGTGATGCTACTTGGGCAACTCCTGCTGGCGGTGGTGGGTCAACCATCACCATCTCCAACAAAACGGCAGCCTACACCGTTGTTGCTGGCGACAACGGAACAGTAATCAACTGCACCAGCGGCACGTTTACAGTTTCTTTGACTGCTGCGGCTACGTTGGCCTCTGGCTTTAATGTTCAAATTATCAACACTGGCACTGGGACAATTACGATTGACCCATCAGGTTCTGAGACGCTTGACGCAAATACGACTTGGAAACTTTCAAAAGGCCAAGGACTAGAAATTCTTTGCAACGGAACAAATTTCTTTACTACTTCAGCCCGCATTAGCGGCCCAACAGCAAATAGCATTGCCCTTGGAAATAACAGTAGCGGGACAGCATCAGTAGTTAGTACATACGACGGCGCAATGGCACTTGGTGGTTCTTATACACAAAGCCAAGATGGTTTTTCTGCCGCTATTACAACTAATTCAAGCAGTTATGGTGCGTCAGGCGCTTCCGGTAACGTGGCAATTGGCGCTCAAGCAAGAGCTGAATCAGGAGGAAATAACGTAGCTTTAGGTGGGTTTGCTAATATTGCTGGTGCTACTTCTGCTTCAGTTCTTGGTGGTGATGCTAATCTTGCAAATGGGGATAGGTCAGCCATCATAGGTGGATATAACGGAACTACCCGTAGCATTGCTGGAAGCATAGTATCAGCCGCAAGTGATTCGCCAATTGCGGTTGCATCAGGTATTTCGCAACTAGCAATGCTTGTTCTTGCTAGACAAACAACAAATGCAACTGCTACTGTATTGGCTTCCAATTCGTCTGCGGCAGCAGCAACTAACCAGATAACCTTACCCAACAATTCAGCATACTATTTCCGTGGTGAAGTTATTGCTGGAGTTACAGGAGGCGGCAACACCAAAGGCTGGTTTATTGAAGGCGTAATCAAGCGTGGTGCTAATGCGGCGGCTACTTCTCTTGTCGGTACACCTACAGTAACATCAAATTACGCAGATGCAGGGGCATCCACATGGGCAGTAGCTGTCACAGCAAACACCACTTTGGGTTGTCTAACAATCACCTGTACTGGGCAAGCATCTACCACAATTCGCTGGGTGGCACAAGTGCGAACAACTGAAATGACTTACTAAGGAAGCAAAAAATGGCTATTCAAATCGACCTCTCCAATTCTCAATATGGCGTTCCTTTTGCGGGTGCTTACTTCCGCATCGTTACAGCGGCGGTAAGCCGAACACGCGATGCAGACAACCGTCACTCCGTGATGATTGATGTCGTTGGTTACGCAACGCGACCCAGTGATGATGACACACGGGGCGTAGATTCTCGCCGTTACCACTGCCCGTTGTCTGAAGTAGAAGCTAAAGCTGGTGATAACTTCTTGGCTAAATGCTACGCATGGGTTATGGCCCAAGAGGGCATGGCAGGGTCACTCTTCGTTTAATACTAAGCACTACCTTGGAGCGCATAAATGGAATTCCAGCCAATGTTCAACTTTATCGGTGGCGCAATCCTGGTTGCCGTTGGCTGGTGGTGCAAAGAGATATGGGACTCTGTCAAGACGCTGAAAGAAGACATCAAGCAGATTGAGATTGATTTGCCAAAGAACTATGTCAGCAAGGCAGACATTGAGATCCGATTGGACAAGATCGACGCAACCTTAGAGCGAATCTTTGACAAGCTAGAAAACAAAGCAGACAAGTGATTGACCAGGTTGTCTCAGCGGAAAGCCCGTGGCCTAACACTGAGACAAAGACAGTTTTGGTTTGTCGTATTCCTAAACGAGAAGAGGACAAAAAGATGGGTGCAAACGAATTCACTGACAAAGATGGACGCATCTGCCGTTGGGTAGTTGTGAACGTAAAGTAATGGATCCCCTAACGGCTTTTATGGCGGCACAAGCTGCTGTTGCTGGCATAAAAAAGCCATTGCTCTTGGTAAAGACATCCACGGCCTCTACAAAGAATTCAGCAGTTTTTATCAAGCAGCGGATACAGTTCACCTAGCAAGCAGCAAAGCCAGGATTGCTTCAATAGGAAAATCAAATGCACAGATCAGTTCCGAAGCACTCCAAATTGCACTGGCATCCAAGGCGTTGCGAGAGCATGAGAAGGAACTGAAGGACATCCTTTTCTATAGTGGCAACGCGCCGGTCTGGGAAGAGATGATGGCAGAGCGCACCAGGTTGATAAAAGAACGCAACACATTGGAAAGAGAAGAAGCGGAACGCAAGCAAAAGGATAAGGAAACAAAAGTGGCAATCATTATGAACACACTCTGGATTTCTGGTGCATCCGCTATCGTTGTCCCACTGGTAAGCATCACGTTTAACGTTATTATGAATAGAGGTTTCTGATGATTCCAATACTTGGCGCACTACTCAGCACTCTTGCGGAAAGCGGCCTGGGGCTGCTTTCTTCCGCTATCCAGGCCAAGGGCAAAGAAGTCGTAGAGAACACTTTGGGAATCAAGATTCCCGACAATCCCACTCCTGCTGATGTTGAACGCCTGCGCGAGTTGCAGTACCAACACGAGGAGCGCCTGATTGAGTTGGGTATTGAGAAAGCCAAGCTAGAGATGGCCGAGTTGGAACTGCTGGCAAGGGCGGCACAGAATGATGCCGACAACATTACAGACCGCTGGAAAGCAGATATGTCTAGCGACTCTTGGCTGTCCAAGAACATTCGTCCCATGAGCCTGATTGCTATTTTCTGCGGCTACTTCCTGTTTGCCATGATGAGTGCATACGGCTACAACGCAAACGAGTCCTATGTGACCTTGCTGGGTAACTGGGGAATGCTAATCATGGGCGCTTACTTTGGTGGCCGTACCGTAGAGAAGCTGGCAGAAATGAGGAGTAGCAAATGAGCCTTAGTCGAGAACAAGCAGCATTCCTGCTGGATATGTGCAAGCTGATTCAATACGCTACAGAGCAGGGATTTATGGTTACCGGTGGCGAGTTGGCGCGTACACCGGAGCAGCAGGCCATCTACGTCAAAACAGGCCGGTCTAAGACCATGAATTCCATCCACCTCAAGCGGTGCGCGATGGACCTCAACTTCTTCAAGGACGGGAAAATCATTTGGGATAAGGCTATCCTGGCTCCGATTGGCGCGTACTGGGAAAGCCTGTACCCTAAGAATCGGTGGGGCGGCAACTTCCGTTCATTGGTAGACTGTCCGCACTTTGAACGCAACGTATGAGCGACTACAGCGGCCAGATCACAACGCCAGCACAGCCGAACATCGGCAACCCTGGCGATGTGTATAACCGCCTGTATTTCAGTCAGACACTAAGCAACATCGGGAATTACGCCAGCCGCGTCACAAATGCCCTAGCAGCGTTATTCGGACCGCGTGGGGGCAAGTACCTCAACGCTCCATATGGTGCGTTCCAAGACTCCACAGACCAGGTGGCGGCTAACACCACAACGGCCTATGCCATCACGTTTAACACAACCGACTTCAGCAACGGCGTCACGCTCTCAAACTCATCCAGGCTGAACGTATTGCAGTCTGGTATATACAACTTGCAATTCAGCATCCAATTCAAAAACACCACCAACGACGGGCAAGATGTGGATGTATGGTTTCGCAAGAACGGCACAAACATCGACAATTCAAACAGCAGATTTCATCCTTCAGCAAGAAAATCAGCAGGTGATCCATCTCACTTAATTGCCGCGCTGAACTTCTTTGTTAATCTCAACGCAAACGACTATGTAGAAATCATGTGGCGAACAGCAAATGTTGGCGTCAGCATTGAGCACTTTGCAGCCAGCAGTTCCCCAACCAGGCCAGCAGTACCGTCGGCCATCGTTACACTGTCGTTTGTCTCCAACCTATCGGTGTAATCATGGCACTCATCCCCTTAAAAATTCCACCAGGCGTCTACCGCAACGGCACTGAATATCAGTCTGCTGGACGCTGGTACGACTCCAACCTGGTTCGCTGGTTTGAGAATACGCTGCGACCCATTGGCGGGTGGCGGGTCAAGTCCACGTCTGCCATGACTGGTAAGTGCCGAGGGTTTATCACTTGGCGAGATAACAGCGCGGCACGTTTTGCTGCCGCCGGTACTCAATCCAAGTTGTACGCGATGAATGTCGGGGGTACGCTGAAGGACATCACACCAACAGGTTTCACCTCTGGCTCTGCTGACGCTACTTCCACAACCGGATATGGTTACTCCACTTATGGAAATTTATCGTATGGAACTGCGCGTCCTGACACCGGATCAATACCGGCCACAACTTGGAGCCTGGACACCTGGGGAGAGTACCTGGTTGCGTGCAGCAGCACCGACGGCAAGCTATACGAGTGGCAGCTAGGTTTCACAACGCCTACGCTGGCGGCAGTTATCACCAACGCACCGACAGGCTGCGCGGCGTTGATGGTCACCAACGAGCGCATTATGTTTGCCCTGGGCGCATCGGGCAACCCTCGCCTGGTGAAGTGGTGCGATCAGGAAAACAATACAACCTGGACTGCGGCAGCCACCAACCAGGCCGGCGACTTTGAACTGACAACGCCAGGGTCGCTGAAGTGCGGCAAGCGCGTGCGTGGCGTCAACATCTTGTTTACCGACACCGACGCGCACGTTGCCAGCTACATCGGCCTACCTTACGTTTACAGCTTTGAGAAGGTGGGCAGCGGGTGCGGCGTCATCTCCTCACAGGCGGTTGCGGCTATTGACACTTCATGTATGTGGATGTCTACCGCAGGCTTCTGGAGTTACGACGGGTTCGTTAAGCCCATGACGTGCGAAGTTGGAGACTACGTCTTCAACAACATGAATCTAAACCAGGCATCCAAAGTCTACGCCGTCCATAACTCTAGCTATGGAGAGGTGACCTGGTTCTACCCATCACTATCCTCAACCGAATGTGATAGTTATGTCACATACAACTATCGGGAAGGTACATGGTATTTCGGACTGATGGCACGCACCGCGGGAACAGACCGAGGCGTTTTCCTCAATCCTATGATGGTTGGCACTGACGGGTACATCTACGACCACGAGGTTGGATACACATACGACTCGGTGGCTCCCTACGCGCAGTCCGGTCCTATTGAACTCGGGAATGGCGACAACGTAATGGCCGTGAGATCGGTAATCCCTGACGAGCAGACTCTGGGCGAGGTCGCCATCTCATTCACGGCCAGGATGTACCCGACATCAGCAGAGACAAGCTACGGCCCATTCAGCGCCAAAGCGCCAACCGATACAAGATTCTCTGGCCGGTCAGTCAAGATGAAGGTTACCGGCAATGTCTTAGACGATTGGCGGGTTGGCGTGATGCGGTTGGAGGCTACGTCGGCAGGGAAACGGTAATGGAGGACTTCTGGCGGTTGGCACAACACATCGAAGCCGCCTTAGAATACTCGGAAGGCACTCATACCCTTGAAGATGTTGCGCAGGGTGTTGAGGAAGGAAGGTTCCAGCTTTGGCCTGGAGCCAAAAGCGCAGTCATAACTGAGATCATTGTCTATCCGCGACTCAAGAATCTGCATTATTTTCTTGCTGGCGGCGACCTCGATGAACTCAAGCTGATGCGACCATACATCGAGGCTTGGGGTAAGCAGATTGGTTGCACGCGAGTTACCCTGGCTGGCCGTAAAGGTTGGGCAAGGACATTTTTAGCAGATGAAGGATATGTCCCTAAATGGCATATTTTGTCTAAGGAGTTGATATGAGTCTAGGTGGTCGAGGTGCATCTCCATCAGTGATTGTGTACGGTCCTGATAGAACTGAATACGGTAGCCCTGCGGATGCTGCTGCCGCTGGCGTGAGCAACGCTACTATGTCGCAACCTATTGGCGTTCCAGATAACCCGTATGTACCTATGCAGGTTCCTGCACCTCAATACTACACTCCTCCCGCATATCAACCCTACACGCCAGCGCCACTACCTAATATCCCGACTCAATCATATGGTGGGCGCAATCGTTATGCAGAGATCATGTCGAATTACCAGCAAGCGCAGCCATACTCATTCACAAGTATGTTGCCTAGCTACAGCGGAGGGTTTACTGGGTATCCATCCGACTACACCGGAGGGTTCACGCCGTACCAGCCGCCTGTTAATACGCAACCCATCAACGATATAGAGAATATAGCTACAGTTCTACCTATTACTGGTGGCGGTGGTGGCGGTGGTGGTGGTTTTCGTGGCGCACCCTCTGATGGCGCACCAGGAGAAGGGTTTAACCCAACAAGCGAAAGCGCCTATAACGTATCTCAATTTGGAAGAAATTTAGGGTATGTATCACCTTTAACTGGCGCTTTAACTGGTATGTATGGGAATTACTTGGCAAGCCAAGTGGACCCTAATTACAGCAATGAAGGAAGAAATTATCCAGCGCCAACTGGTGGGTTCCTGAGTACACCAGACACGCAAGCAGTTCAAAACGCCATAAACAACACTGACTTCTCTGGAATGGACAGAGGCAGCATTTCATCTCCACCAAGCACACCAGACACCCAAGCAGTTCGGGATGCCATAAACAACACTGACTTTTCTGGAATGGATAGGGGCGGTGGTGGTGGCGGTGGCGACCGTAGCAACAGCAACCCTGGAGACCCAGGACGTGGAGGTGGTGGAGCGCATTTAGCCAAAGGCGGCTATGTCTCCATGCAGCACTTAGGAGGCCCAGACCCAAAGGGTCCAGATGACGGTTACGCCGCGCTCAAGGATGGCGAGTTTGTCATCAACGACAAGGCGGTTAAGCGGTACGGCATTGATTTGATGAACGCTATTAATTCGGGCAAGATTTCAAAGGGCAAGCTACGCGGCTTGCTTGAAATGTAAGGAGAAACAATATGTCAAAAGGCGGCGGCAGCACAACTTCAACAACATCCATTGATCCTGACCTCAAGAAGGCTTATATGGCCAACATCGGCCAGGCTCAGAGCGTGGCTGGTGCATTACCGGTACGGCAATTTGCAGGGTTCAATCCGCTATACACGGCGGGGGAAGAGCAGCTAATTAATACAGGTCTTGGTGGACCAGGTATCCAGTCAGTTGACCAGGCTGCATATCAAACTGCTATGCAGGGAGGCTACCAGCCTCAGATGATTGGTGGGATTAGCGCTGGGCCAGCGGCAATGTCTGGTGCGACTGGTTACCAGGCAGCTAACTTTGGTGGAGCGCAAACTGGACCAGCATCAATGGCCGGCGCAATGGGTTACCAAGCAGCTAACTTTGGTGGAGCGCAAACAGGACCAGCGGCATTGTCTGGTGCAATGGGATATGGAGCAAGTGACGTTGCTGCAGCGCAGGCAAACATGGGCGACATTGGGCGCTACATAAACCCATACTCGCAAAACGTAACTCAAAACGCTTTGTCTGATTTGGACCTCCAACGTCAAAAATCCTTGCGTCAAATTGCACAACAAGCTGGTGCTGCAAAAGCATTTGGTGGATCACGCCAAGGAGTTGCAGAGGCAGAGACAAATGTGGGATTTGGGACTCAGGCCGGCAAATTATCAGCACAACTTAACGAGCAGGCATACAACAATGCTATGGCTGCGCAGCAGCAAGACCTTGCACGCCAACAGCAAGCTGCAATGCAGAATGCCGCGCAACGTACATCTGCATCACAGTTTGGCGCTGGTGCAGTAAATCAAGCTGCATTGGCAAATGCCGCTGCTCAAAACGCAATGGCCCAATTCAATACTGGCAACCTCCAGCAAGCTGGATTGACCAATATGGCATCACAAAATGCTGCCTCACAGTTTGGTGCGAGTGCAGCAAATCAGGCTGCACTAACTAATGCCGCTGCCAGAAATGCAATGGCTCAGTTTAATGTTGGTAACCTCCAGCAAGCCGGTTTGACTAACATGGCCGCACGAAATGCAGCATCACAGTTTGGCGCTGGCGCACAAAACCAGGCTCAGTTAACTAATGCCGCTGCTCAAAACGCGATGTCTCAATACAATGCAGGACTCGCGCAGCAGGCGGCACTGGCTAACCAAAGCACCGGACTTGCTGGCGCTCAGTTTAGGCTTGGCGCTGCAAATCAGTTGGGTAACCTTGGAACGCAGCAGCAGGGTCTGCGCATGAGTGGTGCGCAAGCAGCAATGCAAGCTGGCGGTGCGCGTCAGCAGTTGGAGCAGGCTCAGATGGATGCACTGCGCAACATTGGCCTGGAGAAGCTAGGGATTGCATCTGGCGCTCTTTCCGGTCAGCTACCCAACCTCGGCATGACCCAAACGCAACCGTACTACCAAAACCAGGCTGCTGGCGCTTTAGGTGGTGCATTGGCAGGCCAGCAGTTGGGCGGTGCATCCTATGGTGGACTCGGCGCTGCGCTTGGCGGTCTGCTTGGATACTTTGGATAAGGAGAACAAGATGGCAACACTGTCAGATTTCTATTATGGTAATCCAATGGACTTTGGTCCATTAAGCCAATATCCCCTTAGTTATGGATCTGGGGCTACAAGGTTCAATCAGAACTACCGTCCAACAACTAGGTTTATGTCACGAGGAAGAGGTCCTGAGAGTTTATATCTCAACAATATGGGAGTTTTCGCTCCTACCCAAATGGGAGACTTCACTCCTAGCGCGGGATTGATGGGCGAAATGCAGCCACTGTCTGCGCAGCAACAAGTGCAAGCAGCACCGCAAGTTGAGCCGACTATGGAAGCGCCATTGCAGACAATTGAACAAGCTCCAACTGACCTAGCACCACGCCGCACACTCGGCCTGCTGGGTGATATGTTTGGCGGTGCATCCGCGCTGGACGAGTACATGACGCCAGAGCAACGAGCGCAGCTACAGAACCAAGGCGTTATGGCAGCGGCCATGCAACTGCTTTCAGCGTCAGGTCCGAGCCGCACGCCTGTTGGACTCGGCCAGGCGCTTGGGCAGGCTTATGGCGCCGGTCAGCAGGGCTATACGGCAGCGCAAGATACTTTGCTAAAGAGCATGACTGCGAAACAGCAGATGGACGAGTACAAAGCCAAAAAGGATATGCAGGCTAACGTCTCGGGTTTCCTGTCGCAGAAAGCACCGGAAGGTGTTGACGCCAAAGAGTTCAAGGCGCAGCAGTACATGAGGCTGGCAGACGTTTACGCTGCAACCAACCCTGACCAGGCCAACAAATATTTTGATATGGCGCAGAAGCTGATGCCTGTAGATAAACCAGTTGGTGAGCCGTTTAGAGCTGCTGATGGTAAGTTTTATCAGCGCACAGAATTAGGCAATGTTAAGCCGTTTGGTGGAGGCACAGTAACGCCAGCGGCTAAACCTACTGGGGAACCAAAACAGCAACTGGTTGATGGCAAAGTCCAGATGGTTCAGTATTTTGATGATGGAACCTTTAAGCCTTTGTCAGGAGTTAGCCAAGTTGCTAAACCTAGCGGTCAACCACAAATGCAAGTGGTCAATGGCGTCCCGACAATGATGCAATACTTTGATGATGGGACAAGCAAGCCACTTGCTGGTGTATCCCAGTACAACGCGCCGTCATCTTTAGTGACAAACCTTGAATATGTTGGTGGAAAATCATTGGCT